GGTTTAAATGAGGCGAGAGATGCATCAAAACCTGATCCTGACTCATTAGTTGGTTTACAGAAGTTGGCTGCGTTAAACTCCAACACTGCTACCCGACATATATTAGACGGTAGTTTATACCTATATAGATCTATATCAGAGGCATTAACGTATAGGATAGCGGATGTATTAGAGTACTCAGACTTTAAGGATGACTTCATAAATAAGATAGGGAAGTATAACGTTAGTATATTAGATGAGATATCTGATTTATATATATACGACTTTGGTATCTTTATAGAGATAGCTCCTGATGAAGAAGAGAAAGCTCAGTTGGAGCAGAATATACAGATGGCTTTATCTAGGGATAGTATAAACTTAGAGGATGCTATTGACATAAGAAGTATGCGTAACATAAAGATAGCCAATCAGTTACTGAAATTAAAGCGTAAGAAGAAGCAGGAGCGTGAGGAAAAGATGGAGATGCAGAAGCAGTCTATGATAGCGCAGCAGAATATGCAGTCACAACAAATGGCAGCAGGTATAGCTATGCAGAAAGAAAAGGCACAATTAGAAAGTAAGATGCAATTAAAACAGGCTGAGGTAGCTTTTGATATAGAGAAGATGAAGAATCAGGCAGCATTAAAAAGTAGGTTAATGAAGGAAGAGTTCGATTATAACATGCAGTTAAACGGTTTAACAGAGGAAATGTTACAGGCGAGGGAGAATGAGAGGGAAGCAGCTAAGTCTGATCGTATAAGTCAACAGAATACAGAGCAATCGAAACTAATAAACCAAAGGAGAAACAACCTTCCTCCGCAGAAGTTTGAGTCGAATGAGGACAGTTTAGACGGGTTTGATTTGTCTGAATTTGATCCTAGATAATTATATAAAAAATTTCATATCTTTGTAATAATTAAATTTAATTAAAATGATTGTAAAAGAAGTAAAAGAAGTTGAACAGAAGTCTATTCAGGAAGTTGAATCGGCATTAATTGAAAAGAAGGCGCAAATTGAGAGTGGTAAAGTGGATAGTAGTGAGGCGATTGTCGCAGATACTACAAAAGATAGTGACAAAAGTCAGCCTGAATTACAGGAGGATGACATATTATACTTTATCAAGTCAAAGTATAATAAAGAGTTGACTTCTATCGATCAGTTGTTTCAGGAAAGAGAGGAAGCACCTGCAATCCCTGAGGACGTATCTGCTTACTTAGAGTATAAAAATAAGACAGGCAGAGGGTTTGAAGACTATGTGAAACTGAATAGAGACTTTGATGCCATTGACGAAAATCAGTTATTAAAAGAATATTTCTTATCTACAGAAGAAGCGTTGGACAGTGATGATGTAGGGTTTATGTTAGAAGAGTTTAATTACGACGAAGAGTTAGATGAGGAAATTGATATAAAGAAAAAAAGATTAGCTAAAAAGAAAGCTATTGCTAAAGCCAAAAATTACTTCAATGAACAGAAAGAGATATACAACCAACCGCATGAGTCTATGTCGGATGGGATCTCCGAAGAAGAAAAGAAGGAATTAGAGGAATATAAGCAATATATTTCTTCGGCTAAGAATAATGAGGAAGAGCTTAAGAAGAAGAGAGAATGGTTTATTAAACAAACTGACGATGTGTTTTCTGATTTCAAAGGTTTTGATTTCAATATAGGAGATACAAAGGTGGTGTTTAAGCCAGGTTCTGCGGAAGATTTAAAGCGGATGAATCTTGACTCAACAAACTTTATAAAGAAGTTTATGGGTGATGATGGTCTAATTAAAGATGCCGTTGGTTATCATAAAGCTCTATCTATCGCAATGGATCCTGACAGATTTGCAAAGCATTTCTATGATCAGGGTGCGTCCGATGCAACTGACGGTGTGACTCGCAAAATTAAAAATATCGATATGACTGAGCGTGGGTCTTCACAGGTAGTTCAAAAGGATGGTGTTAAAATCAGGGCCGTAAGTTCCGATAGTGGAAGAGGTCTTAAAATTAAAAGTAAAAAATAAAAAAATAAATAAGTTATGGCAGGTTCAATTCAGGCAACCCCAGGATTCGATTTACAACCATCGGCTCAACAGGTGCCATTGGCAACAAATTATATCACAAACTTTGATTTCTTAAATCAGTATCTTCCTGATACGTATGAGAAAGAGTTTGAACGATACGGAAACCGTACAGTAGGTTCATTCCTTCGTATGGTAAGCGCAGAGATTCCATCTTCATCTGACCTTATTAAGTGGGGTGAGCAGGGAAGACTGCATATTAAATATACAAGTGTAGGTACAGCAATTAATGGTGCTGCACAGGATGAAGCAACATTTCAGGTGAATGATACAGGTAATCCTGCTTTCACATCAACTAATGGTATCGCCTTACGACTAGGGCAGACTGTTGTGGTTTCAAGAAATGATGGTTCAGGAGAAAATAAAGGAATCGTTATTGCAGTAGATTTAACGAATAATCAATTTGATGTAGCTTTCTATGATGCGACAGGACTTCCAGGTGGTACAGGTACAGGTGTTGGTAATGCAGATGTAAGCGTTTTTGTTTACGGTTCTGAATTTAAGAAAGGAACGGCAGGTATGTCAGGTTCATTAGAGGCTGATGATAATATCTTTGAGAACTCACCAATTATCATAAAAGATAAATACTCTGTAAGTGGATCAGATATGGCTCAGATCGGATGGATCGAAGTTACTACTGAAAACGGAGCATCAGGTTACTTATGGTACATGAAGTCTGAGCATGAGACACGGCTAAGATTTGATGATTATTTGGAAACTTCATTAATTGAAGCAGTTCCTGTAGAGGCAGCATCAGGTGTTGCAACTCAGACTACTTTCACTGATGCAGGTGATAAAGGATCGGAAGGTGTATTCTATGTAGTAGGTAGTAGAGGTAATATTTGGACAGGTGGTAATCCAACTACCTTAGCTGATTTTGATACCATCATTAGCCGACTAGATAAGCAGGGTGCAATCGAAGAGAATGTACTATTTCTTAATCGAACTTTTGGTTTTGATATCGACGATATGTTGGCATCTCAAAACTCTTACGGTGCGTCAGGAACTTCTTACGGTTTGTTTGACAACGATAAAGACATGGCTCTTAATTTAGGTTTCTCAGGATTCCGAAGAGGTTATGACTTCTACAAAACAGATTGGAAATACCTTAACGATCCTACTATGCGAGGTGCAAATGCAGTTGGCGCAGGTTCAGGTTCAGTGAATGGTCTATTAATTCCTGCAGGTACAACTTCGGTTTACGATCAGGTAATGGGCAAGAATGCTAAACGACCTTTCTTACACGTTAGATACCGAGCTTCTGAGACAGAAGACAGACGATACAAAACATGGATCACAGGATCTGCAGGAGGCGCACGAACAAGCGACTTAGATGCAATGGAAGTAAACTTCCTTTCTGAAAGATGTATGTGTACTATGGGAGCAAATAATTTTGTGTTATTTGAAGACTAAATAGTGTGTGGTGGGAGTGGATTTAAAAGTCCACTCCTTCTTTTTATTTTTAAAAAATCTAATCTAATATAATGAAACAAGAAGACAAGTATAAAACAAAGGTCTATAAATTACTAAATGGTAGAAGACCATTATCTTTTATGATTCCTACGAGGAATACCAATAGAAGCCCCTTATTATATTTCGATACAGACAAAGGATATAACAGGGCATTGAGGTATGCGAGGAATCAGAAATCACCATTCGAAGACGAGCAAGACGGCAATGCTATTATAGAAGCTATTATTTTTGAAGACGGAATGCTTACCGCTCCTGCTAATAATCCTGTTCTGCAAATGTTCTTAGATTACCATCCTTTGAATGGTAAAAAGTTTGTTGAAATAAACAATAAGAAAGATGCACAAGAGGAAATAAACCTAATTGATGCAGAGATTGAGGCGTTAAATACTGCTAGAGATCTACAGACTGATCAGTTGGAGTTAGTAGGAAGGGTATTATTTGAGAAGGATGTAACACTTATCGACACTGCAGAGTTGAGGCGTGATATATTGGTATTTGCTAGGAGAAGTCCAAAGGCTTTTTTAAATGCATTATCTAATCCTTCATTGAAATTACAGTCAAACATTCAAAGATTCTTTGATAACAGGCTTATAGGATTCCGAAATAAAAAACGTGATGTTTACTATGACTTACCAGGCAAGAAAACGAGGATGACAGTTATCCCTTACGGAGCAGAACCGCTACCATATTTAAGTGAGTGGTTTAAAACCGATGAAGGTATTCCTGCTTTAGAGTTTTTGGAGAGTCAGTTGGAGAAATAATTTTTTTCATGATTTCGTTTAGGAGGTAGGGGATTTCTGACTCCTACCTTTTTTTTTGCTTATCTTTGTATCTATAACAGATTACAATGATTAACTCAGTTAGGAATACAGTACTGTCTATACTAAATAAAAACAACTACGGGTATATTTCTCCTAGTGATTTTAATTTGTATGCGAAGCAGGCTCAGTTAGATATATTTGATGGTGTATTTAAAGATTATAACTATCAGGTAAATAAAGAGAATGCTAGGCAGTCGGGTACAGGGTATGCTGATATTAAAAAAGGTTACGAAGAAGTTATCGATACTTTTTCTACCACATCCTTTCTTACTAAGGTAGGAGGAAATATTTATTCAGCACCTGCTTCTTCTTATTTATTAAATAAGGTATTGGTATATACTACCACTTTAACTACAGGTGCTGTTGACTCTGTTGTCGCTAATCAGTTAGTAGATAGTACGGCCACTTTTATAACTGATGGCATCAGTGTTGGTGATATAGTTATTAATACCAATAGTGATACGAACGCAGAGGTTTGGGAGGTATCAAGTGAAACTGTGTTAGTCTTATCTTCTGATATCTTCCCTAACTTTGGTGAGCGTTATACTATATATAGCGGAAGGGTTGGTGTGAATGATGCAGAGTTTCTATCTCAGCGAAAGGCTACAATGCTTAATGCCTCATTATTGA